ATCACGGGCAACGCCCACAATTGTTGTAGTAGGATTAGGTGATTTTGTTACTTTTGATTCATTTTCCACCCTTGATGGATTGGATATGAATAATGAGTTTGAAATTACCACCATTACAGATTCAAACAACTATACCGTTACTCATACAAGTACAGCATCAGGATCCACCTCAGGCGGAGGAGGAACAGGAAATGCGAACTATCAACTCTCCATTGGAGAAGCAACATCCACGTATGGATATGGATGGGGCACCTCCACATGGGGATCTAGTACATGGGGAACAGCCCGTTCATCATCGAACGTGGTACTTTATGCACGAAACTGGTCATTGGATAATTTTGGAGAGGATTTGATTGCAACAGTTATTAACGGCGGAACTTACAAATGGGATCTTTCAGGCGGTGTTTCTAGTAGAGCGGCAATCGTTACAAATGCCCCTACGGCATCACGGTTTAGTTTAGTATCGGCTGATACAAGACATTTGTTTTGTTTAGGAACAGAGACAACGATCGCAAGCACGAGCACACAAGATGACTTATTTTTTAGATGGTCGGACAGGGAAGACCTCACGGATTGGACTCCAGTAGCGGCGAACGAGGCGGGATCTCTTAGAATTGCGGATGGATCACGTATTATAGGAGCGGTTAAATCAACAGGACAAATACTTGTTTGGACGGACAAATCTTTGCATGGAGTACAATTTGTAGGCACACCTTATACTTTCGGACAACGTCAATTAGGAGCTAATTGTGGATTGATTGCCCAACATGCCTGCATTGATGTGAATGGTAAAGCTTACTGGATGGGAGAGAATTCCTTTTATATGTATGATGGTGTAGTCAAAAAAATGCCATGCAGTGTACAAGATTTTATATTTGATGATATCAGCTATACCAATAGTGCGGATATTGCCTGTGGCCTTAACACAGAATTTAATGAAATTTTGTGGTATTATCCTTCATCAAGTGCTACACAAATTGATAGGGCTGTAACTTATAATTACTTGGAAAACACATGGTATACTATCACTCTTGATCGTACTACTTGGCTTGCGGCTGAGATTTATGAACAGCCTATCGCCACTCAATACAGTACGACTTTAACGGCCAATTCTGCTACCATTTTAGGTTTAACGGCTGGAGCCTCTTATGTCTATGAACATGAGAAAGGAAACAATCAAGCAGACGGAACTGCGATTAGCGCAAGCTTAACCACAGGATCTATTGAAATTGCCTCAGGAGATAATCTTATGTCCGTCAGTAAATTTGTCCCTGATTTTACTAATTTAACAAACAATGTTGCTGTTACTTTAACACTGGAGCAGTATCCTCAATCAGCAGTTAATGTGACGACAACAGGAAATGTGACATCTTCGACACAAAAAATTGATATACGAGGAAGAGGAAGGTCCGTGAACCTCGCTTTTGTATCCAATGCTGTGGATGACACGAACTGGAGACTCGGTTCGATGAAATTGCAACTCAGACCAGATGGGAGAAGATAATGGCTAAACTTACTATTACACGTTTACCTAATGCGACACCAGAGTATGAAATGGGTCAGTTTGATCAAATGATCCGTCTCCTTGAACAAATTATTCTACTGCTTAACACTTCCTATGCTCAGGACATAGAAGAACAAACTAGCGGAAGGAGTTGGTTCCTTGGCTGATACCTTTAAAAACGTTGGCGTAGACATGACCACAACCGGTCCTACGACCATTTACACTGTTCCAACGGCAGCGCCAGGAGCTTTACCTCCTGTTTTTCCAACCACGGCTGTAATTAAATCCATTATTATATGCAATGATTCTGGAAACACCACCGAGTATACCATAGAATGGACGGACAGTAGTGCTTCGGCAACTTATAAAATTACCAATGATAAGACTATTGCTACCGACACTACCTATGAAGTTTTATTACAGCCTCTGGTTCTGGAGGAATCGGATTTGATTAAAATTTCAGCGAATGCCGCCAATGAAATTCATATTACAATGAGCTTTTTAGAAACAACAAAAGGAGCACTCTAATCGAACTTCATTCCTTATTCATTACTCCTGTGTTCACGGTAAATTTCACCAACGGTGATTATGGAGACTTGATTAAATCCGTCCGAGAAGTTCAAGAAGAGGATCCAAAAGGAATTCAAAAGACAAATCAAGGAGGATGGCACAGCCGTGATGATCTTCACGAGGACAAGCGTTTCGGTGTCATTAAAGCGGATATCATTCACTACTGCCTAGAGGCATTCGATCACTTAGGTGTAGAGGATCATTGTGAACCTTGTCTTACTGGTATGTGGGCCATGATCAATGGACCAAAAACCCATAATAAATTGCATTCTCATCCCCATAATTATCTCTCAGGAGCTTTTTATTTACAAGTTCCAAAGAATAGCGGAAAACTAACTTTTCATAATCCTCATCCCCAATCTGAAGTTCTTGCCCCTCCTATGAAGACGGATCAATCCATTCATTTAGCCCCACGTGTAGGATGGCAACCAAAAGTTAAGGACTTGCTTATTTTTCCCTCGTGGCTTAATCATGAGGTGGAAATTAATAATTCAAAAGAAGATAGAATTATGTTAAGTTTTAATGCTGAAATAAAAAGGAAATTAAATTAAATGACTAAAATAGTAGAACCAGCAGAACTTCTTGGACATCTAGACACATCGGATGGCCGAAGAATTCCACATTATAAATGTAAAAGTGAAACCACTCTTACCAATATAGTAACGGGAGAGGAATATGATTCAGAAGATGATATGAAATCCGACGTTGATAATCCTTCTACAGCAACAAAAGAGGAACACATCAGACGAGATGTTAGAGTTTTCGCACCATCTCTGGCAGATATGTTAGGGGGAGTTCCTAAAATCTAGGCACCACAAGCTTCGCACTCAGCTTCAGCTTCATTACCATTTACAATAAAACTCATATCTTTATTTTCAGGAGAATTATTACATTGACACCCGTTCTTATGTTCATCTAATTCTTTCTCTAATTTTAAATTATCTCTCTCAACCGCCATTAGTCGTTCATGATACCGTCCTATCTTATCGGCGAGGACAGCTATAGCCTTCAATATATCTTTATTTTCCATAATATTCTCCTAATTTATAATTTTTGGGTGAGAACCAATTTAAACACATCATTGATTTAAATCAAGATGATAATTTCAGATTATGAAAATAGTTCTCTTGACAAAGAAAATATGATATGAAAAAGGCAGAAAATAGAGATAAATGAAAGAACAATATATATATGCTAAAAATTTAATAGATAAAGATTTAGTTAATTATTTAACATCTTTTTCCCTTCAAAACGCGGAACCTGTCGTGTCCCGTGTTGGTGCCGTATCCATGCCGCAGGATGAGAAAACTAAAGAATTTAAAGGAGATCCTCAAGTACCTCAATGTTATGCAAGTCATTCTAAAAATAGTACTATATACCAACATTTAATACATTTTCTTAAACCACGCATAGAAGAAGAAACGGGATTATCCTTAAAACCTATTTTTTGTTATAACCGAATTTATATAGCAGGTGCAACATTAGAAAAACATAAAGATAGACCAACTTGTGAAATAAGTGTGTCTCTTTCGTTAAATTTTTCTTATGTAAATAAAAATTATAAATGGCCTTTATGTATAGAAGATACTCCTATTATTATTAATACAGGAGATGGTGTAATTTATGAAGGATCTAAAGTAGACCATTGGAGACCAGTTTTTACCCAACCTAAACCTAGTTGGCACCATCAAGCTTTTTTACAATATGTGAATAAAAATGGACTTCATAAAGATTTAAAAGAAGAAATCGGCAATGTTCTCAATCCTTTCATACCTACCGGCGTTGATGATGGTAGAAATCAAAAATTTAATTAAATCAAACATGAGACTTTTTAAAAAAACTATACTCTTTGGACAAGTAGTCAATAAATATAAATTACCGGCCTATGCTATCAAAGATCTTAATAGGGCCTATGGAAAAGCCAAAAAACATTTAGAGAGTTATGCTCACGTCCTAGCAGGACGTCTTAAATCTGAATTAAGTATTGTGCCCCTCTTAGAGAAAACTAAAATAATGTCTCATATAGTAGATTGTATTAATGATTATGTTAAAAGTTCCATAAAATATAAACAGTTGGAGGACCTTCCTTATCATGCCAATATTACTGCAGCATGGATAAATGACATGCTGGAAGGGGAATATAACCCTCCTCATACTCATCAGAATAATATGGGATATTCTGCGGTTTTATTTCTCAAAATTCCTAAATTTATTAATGATGTCAATTCTCCTCATAAATTTAAAGATGGCACCTTAGGTTTTCTGGATATTCCAAGAAAAAATATTTGTTATCTAGAGCCTAAAGTTGGAGATTTTTATATATTTGAAGCTGATCATCAACATTGTGTAATGCCTTTTAAAACAAAGCGCAAGAACGATATAAGACGTTCCATGTCTTTTAATTTTCTGTTAGAACGACCTTTAGGTTCTCCAGACCCCAATCAAAGCAAAAAATAAATAAAGAAAATATGTTCAGTAAAAAAATTACCTTTATAGCGACTGATGAAGCTATGAGCAGGATATGGCCCCACCCAAAACCCGCAAATCAATTTATGCCTGAAGAATATAAAAAATTGGAGCGTTATTCTAAAAACAATTTAGCAGAACCTACTATCAAAACTTGTATGCCTTTTTTGGATTCATTGACAGCGGGCTATATAATACCATTCGATCAAGATTATCTAATAGATCCTGTAGAAAATGATTTTTCTGTTACTCCTGCTAATGCAGAAAAACATGACTTTGGCTTTCATAATAAATCTCAATTCCCTAAAGAATGGCATAGCATAACAGGGGAAAATGCAGGTAAATTCATGAATAAATGGCTTGTGAGAACTCCTCCTGGCTATAGCTGTTTATTTACACAGCCTCTGAATAGACATGGAGAAAATCGTTTTCTCCTTATAGACGGAATCGTAGATACAGACACCTATATAAATGTAATTAATTTTCCTTTTATTCTTAAAAAACGAGATAAACAATTTTTGATTAAAAAAGGAGATCCGATGGTGCAAGTTATTCCTTTTAAGCGTGAATCGTGGAAAATGTGGTCAGGCTTTATGTTTGAAAAAAAACATGCTGAAACAATAAACTTACTTAGGAGTAAATTTATTAATCGTTACAAAACCATGTTTTGGAACAAAAAAAGTTTTAGATAATGGAACTTATAATAGATAAGATATTTTCTACTACTTTATGTTGCATTGATGATTTATTAGAATCCCAAGATATTAATAATATGAAAAAACATATTATTAACTCTTCAAAAGAAATTGGTAAAAAGGAAAATTGGCAAAGTAGCCATGATCCTAAATTACACAACCATCCAAAATATAAAGCATTAACTTTTAAAGTTTTAGAATATTCTAAAACATATCTGGATGAATTGCTTTATGAATATGATGATTTTTATATTACTGGTATGTGGTCTAATATATTAAAATCAGGAGAGTTTCATAGTCCACATAATCATTCTAATAATTTTTTAAGTGGTGTTTATTATGTTCAAGCAAAAAACACAGCAGGTATTTACTTTATTGACCCTAGACCACAATCAGGAGTCCTTCAACCCCACGCAAAAACTTGGATAAAAGATAATTCAACTACGTGGTCTTATCCTTCCATTACCAATAGGATGATTATATTTCCTTCGTGGTTAATGCATTATGTTCCTATAAATAAAACAGAACACGATAGGATAAGTATATCATTTAATATAATGTTTAAAGGTGAAATTGGCAGACCGGACTATTTCCAATCTAATATTTTTACGGAGAATCTTAAATAATGAAATATAAATTTTTGTCCCCTAATATTATTGTATGCGAAGATTTTCTACCTCATCATTTCATAGATTTACTATACATGGATTTACTCAATAACAGAGGATTATTCAAAACTTCTCGTTGGTATACGAAGGAAAAAGGACACACAGACGAGAATGTTTTTGGTTCGTCATGCGGAGGTTTTGATTTTTGGGTAGCGCATGAGGATCTGGATAAAGTAAAAATGCCAGCCATTATTGGATTAGCGAAATGGTTTTTTAACCAAGGCCTAGGTCATTTAATTGCGCCTACTCCTTTATCTGTTTTTCATTTAATAAAAAGAGATTTAATGTGGAACATTCATGTAGTTACTTATAATAAAGATGGCTATTATAATTGGCACGCCGATTCCGTTGGGAGTCTTTTTACATTTAATCTTATCTTACAAAAACCTTCCAAGTTAAAAGGAGGAAATATGCTCTTTCGCGATGAAAAACTAATAGAAGTAAAGAATTGTAATAATTTTTTTAGTGTTTTCCCCTCTTATGTTCCTCATGCGGTAACTCCTTTAATTGCAGAGAAAGATGTCAGTTTTGCTGAACAACGATTCAGTATTCAATATTGGGCTTCTTTAAAAGACGGTTGGGCTGCTATAAGAAAGAAAAAAATTTAACTATAATTAGGATCGTAGTCGATCCAAGTTTTTTCCCATACAAACGTATTCTCAGGATTGCCGGCCTCGTGGTGCGCAACCAATGCTTCTTGTCTTGCTTCTGACTCGTGCAGCGCAGCAATATCTATTTCTTGCTCTCTTAGTGTTCCCCAGTCCAATAAAGCTTGAACCGTGGTATCTCCCACCGCGTCGCTTGGAGAATTCAAAAGAAAATTTCCAGCCATATTAAGCGTGGCAGGATCTTTGGTTTGAATTTCATTTGGCCCTGGCAAATCATTATAAACAATAGCATGATAATTATTAGGAAGAGCAGGCATTTTATTTCCTCTGTCTTTCCATTTAATATGATATTCATCATTCAGCAAAATACTCTGCTCTGGAAAAATCATGATTTGGGTGGCCATTTGTTCTCCTAATGTTTTATAATATAATTTACCACTACATAAGGTGAAAAAGTATTAGTTCCTGTAGCTGCGACCGTTCCTGTGATAGCTGTAGTTACTGTTCCTGTTAATGTACCAGCTAAAGTATGGGTATGCGTATGTCCTGTTCCCGATCCAACATTCTGAAAAGGCGTGATGGTTACATTACTATATGATCCTGTGGGCTGGGCCCAAGTACTTGTGGATGAAGTATCATAAGGGCCACCAGGACCTCCTCCAGTCCAATATATAATGGGATGTTTATGACTGGCCAGTTGTGCTTCTGTTATAGATGTATTGGCAATATCTCCAGTCACACTAACCGCTTGGTTATTGGTATTGGTTGCCGCTTGGTTGTTTGTCACGGACACCGTCACGGTGTTCGCTCCGCCTGTACCTGCTAAGTTATAGGTATTTCCATCATACCCTTGAGGAGTCTTGCCTTGAAGATCTGGGGCATTGAAAGTGGTTGATCCGTTTCCTGTGCCGTAAGTTGTAGAAATTATGGCGAAGAGATCAGCATATGTAGTTCGTGAAACCGCTGCCCCATCACATAAAAGGTAACCAACAGGAGCTGTTGCCTTACCCCAAGGCTTAATTGCCCCTACTTCACTTCTGTTTGTAAAATCTTGTAAATTAGTCATTATACTTTAATCTCCATCCATAATCAGTTGTACTATATACCAATGCAATAGCCGCACTGTCAGTAGAAATCGTCATATCGGCAGCAGATCCTTGAATCTTTTCCGAATTTCTTGCTATTGTAATATTATTAGTTGCCGCATT